CTATAGCTTTACGAATCCAAGCATTGGCTTCTTCTGAATCCTGAATCCCTATAGCTTGCTCTGGACGTACTGTTACATCCTCTTTATTATCAGTTATATACTCAATAATAGATTTCTTACTATTATCCCATGTAGGCTGCGCTTCTGGCTTGAAAGCCAGCATAGCGGGGTTAATGATAGGCAGGAATTTCTCTTCTACTAGCTTACCAGAATACTCTGTAATAGAGTTAATGGGGGTGAAATATTTTAACGCATCACTACCTACTAGGATAACCCAGTCGTAGTCGTCTGTGTTGATTTCTATATCGCAATCTCGTTTCAAAACCTTCTTGAGATGGGGGTCTGAACATAGTTGATACTGGTCAAACTCAAACGCTTCATCGAATAGGTCTTTAAAATTTGTTCTACTTGGTTTAGTTTCTACTAATGCAACTTTAGGCATATAATTTTCTCTTTAGTTTTAGTACTGTTGATTCTGGTAAACCGCCTGGGTCTTTATCTTTAAAGCATATGTTACGAGAAGTCATTCCTACTCTTTCACACATCTCTTTTACTATTAAGGCTGCGTCTTGTCCAGCTTTGTCTCCATCAAAGAATATATCTACTGACTCTACGCCTTGTATGCTTAACATCCTTAACTTATCTTCATTGATATTTTTAGTTCCAAAACAACAAACCGCGTTGTCTAGTCCTTTATCATGAAGATTCACCATATCGAATATACCTTCTACTAGTATTATAGAACCGTGTATAGGCTCAGCTACCGGATATAAAGGCATCTTCGCACCCGCTGGGCTTATCATATACTTAGGCGTACCGCCTGTAGTATGACGACCATTAAAGGCTGATATTCTACCCGATATGTTTCGTACTGGGAAAACAACTCTCCCAATATAGTCGGGGTCGTGGTGTTGGAATGCTTCAAACTTCTTATACGTCTCTGGTTTAATATCTCTCCAGTCTCCGGTATAAGGCACACTACCTTGGGGAAATGCCAAGCCAATACTTTCAGACCGCTTCTCTTGAATTGTTTTTTTAAGAAGCTCTCTTCGTACTTGTAAATGGTTGGGCACTTCCCCAAAGTGAGTGAATATGTTTCCCTTGTGTCCACAAGAGAAGCACTGAAAGATACCCGTAATGCGGTCAATTCGCATACTAGGGTTCCGGTCAGCGTGTTCTGGGTTCAAGCAGGATACAAGACAGTCTCCGCCTTTAGGCATGAAGTATACTTGTTTTGAACTTAATAGTTCCTCTACTGTCATGTTAATTCCTTGATTTCTAAGAAGATATTATACTAGAGATTAGGAGCGTTGTCAAGAACTATTTTATAAATCGTTAATGTCTTCACCAGTCTTGTGCGAAGAGTCTTCCTTTTCTTTGGGAGTTTGTGCCGATTCAGGGCCGATTTTTAGGGTGTCCCAGTCTACTACTGAGGTAAAGGAGTTCATAGAAGCTGAGCGCATCTTAACACATGTAAATGTCATACACGCATCCTCGTGGTCCCAAGTCTCTAGTGTGTAGGCCGCGTCTGCCGCGTCAAGGATACCTTTAGCAAATCGTGCTTCGCCTGTAGCATCAGTTTGGTAGGGGGAAATTACTGTACAATCGTACTCTTGTGCCATTGACTTTAATGCTTTACTTACTTCTATCTGTTCGGTCCAGTCGTATTGTTTGCCTGGAACAGAAGACCGCTTGACTTGGTTAATATAGTCCACAATGATAACCCCTACGTTCAACGACTTAACTTTTTTATCAAGTTCAGCACGTATTTTAGATAGAGTTAGAGAAGGGTCATACACCACATCCAACTGGTTAGTCGGGAGGAGCTCCCCAGTCTTTAGCTTGGTATGGAACTTATCAAAATCACGGTGTTCTTTATATTCAGCCAAACGGTCTTGTCCAGCAACAAAACGAGTAGCCCACCACGCAGCAACCTTTGACCACTCAGTCACACTAAGATTCTTAGTGCGAAGGCGTGAGAAAGGGATTTCCGTAGCAATGGAACAACATCGTTGTAATATAGAGCGACTATCCATCTCAATAGTGAAATAGATAGCCGACTTACCTAAAGCATGTACATTATTCGCAATATTAGCACATATAACAGACTTACCCGAACCTCTTTTACCACCAATCATTACTAGGTCTCTAGGGGAGAACTGTATTTCTTGGTCGTACTCTTCATTTAAGCCGAGGGGTACATATTTGGCTAAGTCTTCTTCTGGCTCAAACAGGTCAATCCGCTGCATACTTTCCTGTGGGTCTTCTAGGTCAACCTTATCTTCAATGTCCATGACAATCTGATGTAGGTGGTCTACTGACTCTTGGGCATTCTCGAATGCTACAGAGTTTTCAACATAATCTTCTAGTGAGTCCAGAATTTCTTTTTGCGTATATTCGTTCTTAAGATACTGAAGAAGCATGTCAGGGTCGGCATCGACCTCGACAGCTTCAATCGCGTATAGTTTCTCACGAGTAGCAGAATCACGAATTTCATACTGCAAATCCTCTATAGAGGGCATCTTATGGAACGTCTCGCAGTGCTTCTCAATAATCTTATATAGACTATGATACTCTGCTGGCAAATAATGCTTGTGCGTAACACTCCAAGTCTGAAAGTCTTGTAGCATTAGCACTTGCTTTATCAGTGCACTAGCGATGTTCAATGTGATGTTCTCCCGATATCACTAATAGAGGTAAAGCAGACCCCGTAGAGCCTGCTCAGTTTGTAACTACAAAAGATTAAGCAGAAGCTTTTTCTTTCTTAGACGCGCCATCATAGTCAGCGGCTGAAAGGCCACGACGAGTTAGCATAGTCTTAACACCGCGAGCAGTTTTACCAATTGTTTCAGCAATTGATTCAACACTCAGGCTACCAATATCAGAGAGAGCAGCGAAAGGGTCAACTTTAGAAGAACCTTTAGTAGTCTCTTGACGAGGGATAGCGTCAATGTCACCTGAGCGCAGGAGGCTGAGAGCCTTACCGCGTACAGAGTTTACAGTGCGCTCTAGTTTAGCAGCGATTGCTTCAACAAAAGCACCTTCTTTAACCATAGACACAAAAGTTACTTCTTCAGAAGGAGAGTACGTGCGTACAGCTTCTACTTTAGGAGCAGGTTTAACGTGGCTAGTAAGTTCCATAGAAAGAATCTTGCCTTGAATAGACTTAGGAGAGAATGCACCGTCTTCGAAAAGACCAGCGATTTCCGCATAAGTATAATCACCGCTATTGTCTTGGACAAAAGCTGCAAGTACTTCTTCTTGGGTATCCGTGAAGGCACGGACAACACTGGCAGAAGCCAGTTCAACATCGAAGCCTATCTTACGCAATTTGCTTGAGATAGAACGAGTTGAGGTTTCAAGAACATCAGCAGCTTCCGCTACAGTTGCTTGAGATACGGGACTTTCGTCTCCGACAAAATTGGTTAATTGAGCAGTACGCTCATCTGTCCACTTAGGTAATGCCATTTTATATTTCTCCAATAAAATTATACAGGTTAGTTATGATTTGAATACCAGAAGCTCTGGCTTTCTTAGTTTTAGCGGATTCGACCCCGCTTTCGTTTATCAAGATTGTAACATCTTTAGTTAGGCTTGCTTTGACAACATAACCAAGCTCTTCTAGTATTCTTTGAGCCTCAGCTTTGTTTGGATAAGAAGTAAGTTTACCGCTAATACAAACAGTACCTTGGGTCGCGCTTGTTGTCTGAGACTTTTCAAACTTAAAACTGAAAGGGAGCATCAGTTCAGAAGCACTGATGTGTGTCAACCAACTACAAAGACTATTAGCAGACTTCTCACCTAAACCTGCCTTACGGCATGTCTCGTAGTCTATGTCTTCTATACCTATACAGACTTTGGAAAGTTTTTCCGCAGCAGTCTTACCGATAAGAGGTATGCTAAAAGCTGGAAGCAGCACATTAAGTGGAGCTTTCTTTGACCTTTCTAGTTCATCTACTAACTTCGCAGCAAGACGGGGAGAGCCTATAGCAGCTTCTAATTCCTCTAAAGATATAGAGTAGAGTTCCGCGAGGGAAACAATCTCTAGCTTAGTGATAGTAGCTGGGCCTAGACCTTTAATCTTCAAAGTCTTGGCGAAGTGTTCGATAAGTTTAAGAACTTTAGAACCGCAAGTTGGGTTCCTACAAAACAAAAGATAGTTGACTTCCTCTAACACCGAACCGCACGAAGGGCAGTTTGTTGGGGCTTCGATTCTGGTCATTTCTATTCCTTTGATTTTGAAT